CAACTTCCCCGATCTTGCAGAGAATATCATGACATTCGAGTGATGTAAGTTTCCTACCCACTGCTCCTTTGAACTTGTCGGTAACAAATCTAAAAAGTTCATCCAAAGGTCCGGGACCAGAGGCACGTCCTCCAAAGGTTCTGAGTCTGGCTCCTGCAGGTCTAATTTTGGATAGGTCATACCTTGCCACTTCCCCAGAGTATAGTAGAGCGATGAGCTGGCGTAATGCCTTGGCCCATCCTTCTTTCGAGTCCGCAACAGAAATAGTAGTCTCAGAATCAAACAACTGATCTGGCACTTCAGGTAATTGAGTAACATACTTATGCTCCACAGAAAAGCCTACACCTGTACCACACAGGAGAATGTACATAGCCTCATCGAATGCTTTAGGGTCATCGATAGGCAGATAGCTGCAGTTATAACCAGCAGTGTTGTCACGGTCTAGTGCCTTGCCTGCGGTCATGATAGCCCTCATGGATGGCATAACATCCAGGTTCTTGACAGCATTGATAAGCTCTAGGCGTAGGTCATTGTTAGGAGAAAACTTGTACTTCTCTTCCAAGTGGTTAAACATAAAAGTAAAGTATCGGTCTACTGATTCTTCCCAGTGTTCACGGCGATTCTTCTCAGGCATGAACCTGCTGTAACGACTCTTTGCAATAAACTGTTGATAGTAATCCATATTATAATTCTTCCCAATTAACTAGCGACTCTAATCTGTCTGCTTTGTCTTCAATAATATCATCAAACCTTTCAACTATATCCTCTGAACGGATTGACAACTCCTCTATGAGCGTTAACTCATCCCACCTTTTCATGCGCTCCTTTATCTCTTCTAATGTTAAGGCCATAATTATACCACACTTTTCTTAGGTTTGCTACGCTTTTTACTAACTACTTGTGGCAGATAACTAACTGCCTTCTCTAGGCCAGTATCCCAGTCAGAGTAATTATCCCACCATACTGTAGTCATATTGTCGTACCAGTAGGTTTTCTCAGCAACAGGATACCATCTCCAGCAGGCCGTGCTCTCGTCACCTATTAGGTTCAGAGTCTTAACGCCAACACTTGCAGCACAGTGGGCGATAGCAGAATCCACAGAGATAACGGCATCTAGTGTTTGGATTTTGTCTGCTGTATCAACCCACTTAAAACTATCTAAGAATCCTTCTCCAATCTGCAGAGATACAAAATCATACTCAGGGTGTCTTAGCACAAACTTATCTACTACTTCTTTAGGAATCTGTTTTGCTATCATATTCCAAGACTTGTTATCAGTATTATAAAAGATACCAACCAAAGGCTTGCTGCGCTTAGGAGCTACTATCTCAGGGTTACGGTACAGACCTTCTGCACCAAACCACCGATCAGTGGGTGCGGCAGGTAACAGACCATGCTCCATCAGAAGATAAGGCATAGACATCATCTTTATCCTAAACACCGAAGGAGGGCACTCGCTAGAGTTTTTACTGAACCTTGCCTTGGTATCCAGCCTACGCAGAAGTGGAATGATCTCTTCAGGATAGACACAGAACACATTGTTTGTAAGCTGGTTAATCATAGGGATGAAGCGCGAGAACTGTAGCATATCTCCCCAACCAGCCTCTGACCAAACTATTACATTACGTCCTTTAATGTTCTGTCCCGGCATCCAGACAGCAGCCTTATGAAAGTTATTCCTAACTCCGGGGAACTTAGCATTAGCATTCCAGAAGGCATCTGGTAAGGACCGAAGTTCGTGCAGTTTAAATCCGTTTGCCCAGTCTCCTTCACGGATTAAGTTCTGCCCTTTCTTATAGTCCTTATCAGCACTAGACCAGTTTATCTTTAGTGTTCCCGTCATAATACTTACCACCAATCTTATCGTAGTTGTCTATCATAAACTCAAGGTAGTGCTTTGCCTTCTCAAGATCCTGCTTACCTGCTTTCTTACGATGACGCTGCACATACTTGATTACATTGCAGGCCCAAGGGTCTAAGCCCCAGTCAAGGAAGACATCCCAAGGCTCGATGTCAGACTTGTAATGATCGCCTCCAATCTGCTTAGACTTAATATAATCGCCTAGTGTTTTATCATCAAATTTAGAATTACGATGGTAGGCCACATACCAGTCATTAGGTGTTGCGTTATCAATGCTCATACTTCTTCCTTAAATAGTTAAGAGACACTGGCATCTCATCGAAGCTACCATTAGTAACTTCATGCAACAGCCATATACCACGCCAGTACTTGTTACCCTGACTACCTAGATAGTCCTCGTCATGCAGGTAGCAACAGCCACTAAAGAGACCAGTGATCTGCGTACCATCAGCGCGATTAGAGTAGGCTATCTGTCTGTTCTGCACATGGCCCATCACTGAGGACATGTGCTTCTTAGCTAGAAGAGCGGCAGCAGAGGCTACAGCACGCCCCATAACGCCAGAAGTAAAATAATGAGCGTACACAACCCCATCAATAACAACAGGTTCAAGGAACGGTACAACTTCCCAACCATGATGTTCGTAGTTAAGGTCGCTGAGACTAATAGTTCCATCCAGTTTAGGGTCTCCTTCGACAGCTCTGGAAATTCTTTCTTCATGATTTCCAAGAGTGAGGACCATTCTTGGTTTGTACTGTCGTTCCTTGTTTCTCTTCGCTCGCTCATTATGTTCCTTAATAGGTGCTAATAGCATCTCCATAGCTTTGTTAGTAACTTCGATATCAGTCTTGTACCGTCTGCCTTCAAAGGACTTCTTACCAACATCGTAGCTTGACAGGCTAGGCATATCTGCAAAGTCCCCAATCTGTACAATCACATCAGGTTTCTTCTCTACAAGATACTTGCCTACCCATGTCAGATAACTAAGATCAACACCGTCCTTGACTTGGCAGTCGGGGATTATGGCATGAACAGTCATACGTTATAGCCCTGTTCTTTTAAGTCTTTTTTTTCTGCTTCGCTCAAAGAATCAAAGTATTGTTTTAACTCTTTCCTTACTTCTTCGACGTCACAGTCATCTTCTTCTTCTTCTGACTCATTGGTATCTACAGTAGCAATGTACTGATTAGGTCCAATAGTCTCGAATAACCCGTCCCTCTCCATCTCATAAGGATCTTTTAGAACAACACGTTCCATCACACCGTTGTATCCAGTAGCCTCCAAGAACTTACAGAACTCGTGGAGAATCGTAGGCCATGCAGTGAAGTCTGCAAAGTAGTGACGTACCTTAACAGTCGAAGCCTCTGGATATTCTGTAGGCTCTTCAGTGTCAAACTCAGAATCATAAATGAATCGATAAACTTTACTCATGTTTGCTCCTTAATAGTTCAAAAAAGTAATCTGCATCTACCACAGCCAAGGGCTTATCTCTGTTTTGTTTGATGATGCAAACAGGTTCGTATCCTCCTGCGTTTCCTCTGGCTTGTTCGTAATAACCGTATACTGAGATAGCTGCTCTGGACTTGCATTCCAGACTAATTGGCAAGACCCGTCTGGCTGCTGGACTGAGTAGCAGATCCTCCCCGGAGACGCCCATACTAACTGAGCGAACATCGTCTGCCTCCAGATTGAACTTGGCTAGTATTAGATCTCTTACCCACTTTTGCAGGTGTCTTCCTTTGGACTTGGCGCTGCTCGGTTTCAAGTGTTATGTCCTTTCTTACTTTAATCCACTGCTTAGGTAGATGCATACGGGCATTGCTGTTGTCCATAGAGACTGTATTAGCAATGCACAGTGCGTCATCCGTTTCGTCAATAATCCAACCAATGCTGTGACAGAGGTGAACTTCCGCTTTAACATCTTCTTGCCATTCCACATCTGCTACTGCGTCAACCCATTGGATGTACTGCAAAGGGCAGGTGACCAAATCTGGTTTTCGTTTCTTCGTATCCATAACAATTGTCCATTCTCCAGTACTCGTTTATCATCGTTGTCGTATGCTTCCAAGACTGCCTTGTACATATCGGCTTCGGTAATACAGTCCTGAAGAATCTTCTCAGCTTTCTTTGGGCCTACACCCCGAAGGCCAACAATGTTATCAACCCTATCGCCAGTCAATAGCTGCGTATAGAAATGTCTGATAGCTTGTTGGTCATCGATCAGGTACTTCTTATCCTTAATAAAGTTATAGTGCCAACCACGAATCATATCAAGATCCTTATCGATAGACATGACGATATATTCCTCAATGTCTCCAATCTCATAAGCCTTGATACCGATAGCGTCATCAGCCTCTTGTCCTTCTACTACGATACAACCCCACGCCTTCTCAAGGTACTCTCGAATCAGCCCGTAGTGTTTGGGTTTGGCTGCGGTACGGTTTCCCTTGTAAGGTGCGGTTACTGCTATGTCAGTCCTGTAGTTCTTCTTTCCTGTGAGATACCCCTGGTAGTCTCCTACATAGGGTTTCATCACCAGTTCTTCCATGAACTCAGCACATCGTGCCAAGCAAATCTTGTCGCTAACATCCTCGGAAGCGAATCCGATTCGATAGCATACAATGTCGGCATCGATGAGTGCTAACATTATTTCTTCAGAAACGCAGCCATAGCTTCGAGTGCCTGTGCTGCCTGCTTCTTACTGGAGAACTCGTTGTCATTGATAGAAACAGAACCATCAGAAGCTACAGAGAACTTGAAGCAGTCTCCTCCCCAGAATGATTCGGCCCCGCCGACTTCAACTTGAAACACAGACTCTATTGGTGACACCGTAACATTAAACTTAGGTACGGGTAATACTGTTTTCTTTGCTGTCATCTTCTTTCCTTTCTTAGAGAACGTCATCGGCTGTTTCAACGGCATCAGATCCTTCGTAGACTACTAGATCTGTGACGATTAGCTTATTGATACCAATTCCTACACCCTTCTTGCCTTTGTACGAATACTCATAAGGCTTCAGCAGTGCAATCCCTTTAGACCCGTTACCAACCTTAGCTGTGACAGCGTTACCGTTGGTGTCCTCAGTCTTGATAGGATAGTTTACAGATTTAGCTGTAATGTACTGTCCCTTCTCAGGCTGGCCTTCTTTGGTAAGAACATTCACACCCATGCTCGATAGAGCACCTACAGCGCCTTTGGTAAGGTTACAGAGGTCTACCTGATACTTCCCTGATAGCTGGTTAGGCGTGTCCAAGAAAGCCCACATAATCTCTGCCTGTACTTTAAGCGGTTTTAATTCCATTTACTTCTCCTTTTCAAAGTTTGAAATAATATTATACAGGACTCAGTGGAGCTTGTCAACATCTTTTGGATCAGATTTCATATCCTGAAACATGGCCATCATAAAGGCAGTGCTGAAGATACTCTTCAGTTCCTCCATCTTTTTAACCGATGTCTGCATATTAATCGTCCGATCCTTCCTGACATTGATAAATACCACATCCTCCATGTCCTTCCAAAAATCATCTTCAAAGTCTAGTGGGTTTGTGCCCATGTTGTTCCTTTCTTGTATTCACCGTCTAGTGGGCAGCGAAGACCTAAGACTTCTCCTGCTTCCTTGATACTGCTTACTGCTAACTTACCTACTGCATCTGCATCATCCTGACTGCATTCTATCTGCCACTCGTCATGCACATTAGCTACGAAATTGGCATTAAGCTTTTGCTCCTGTATCTTCTTGCTTAGTAATACAAGACCCTGCTTCATGACTATTGCACCAGCACTCTGCAGGAGTGTGTTAAGTGCTGCGTGTGCGGAACGCACTTGTAGTTTCCTACCGTCCAAACCCGGTAACGTCCCTTGTTCTGATAGGCGTTCAACCTTTTCTCTAAGACTCTTGAGAGCCGGAGTGTTGCGAAGAAAATTACTGATGAGTTCGTGCCCGTCCTTTGCTGAACCACCGACAATCTTCCCGATTTTGGCAGGCCCTGCACCGTAGAGTAAGGCATATATAAAAGTTTTGGCTTGCGCTCTCGTTTCAAGACCTGCAGCGAGCTGGTTCTTTGTATGGATATCGCCTTCAACGATTTCTTTTGCATAGCTTTCATCCTTCATATAGTGTGCCAACATACGAAGCTCTAAGGAGGCCGCGTCAGCACCTACTAAGACCTTACCATCATCCACTGTCCAGCAATCCCTACACTCGTGACCCCAAGGACTACTACTGCTGGGAACCTGAGCCATGTTAGGGCTGTGGTGTGTCATGCGTCCAGTGACTGCTCCATTGGTGATGACCTTACCGTGAACCCTGCGCTCGTCAGATACAAACTCAAGCCATGATTCAACCTGAGCCACCCGTTTCTGAATGAGTAGGTACTCTGCGATCCTCTTTGCCTCTGGAATATCAACTCCGTCAAGAACTGATTCATCAACAATTACAGCTCCTTTCTCAGTGTGCTTAGTAGGTTTCCATCCCTTCTCAATCAACCGCTTTGCTATCTGCTGACGTGAACCCGGATTAAACACCTCAACATCGTCCTTCAACTGCTTGCCTGTCTTCTCACTGAATCGTTGGGTGACAATGGGTGGGAAAATGGTTTGCAGTTCCTCTTCAATGTCAGACAGCTTACGCTTCCATTGTCCAAGCAGGCACTGGGCTTTCACAGTATCGAGTTTAAAGCCATGCTTCTCCTGCTTAGCAATGATAGCCTGCACCTTATGCTCTAGCTCAATGGATTGCTCAGAAAACCCACGAAGCTCTTGCGTCAGATACAGATACAATTCACCACAGATTGTCACATCTTCTTGACAGTACTCAATCATTTCATCTGTCAGGCCGCCCTCGAAATCTTCGTATTCCTTCTTGGTTCGGTTTACTAGCTTTGCGAGATTGGCTAGACTGTGACCACCCTCTCTTGACGGGCTTGATAGTCTTGACATAACCAGTGTGTCCCGTACTTGGCTCAGTCTGATCGAAGTCTTCCATACTCTGTTTAGGACGGGGTAGTCGAATGATATTCCGTTGTGAGCGATTATCAGTTTGGCCTGCTGAATAAACTTGTTGAAGTCTTGTGCGCTTGTCCATGTCTTTACTTCTTTAGTATCCAAATTATAAGTAGAACAACACCAAATAGTGTTATGCTTAAGATTAGTTTCAATGTCAATTGCAACTCTCATGTAGGTAGATCCCGTTTCCTATTGTATTAAATATTTTATCATACTTCATACTTTTTAGCAAGTTATCAAACTCTTCTACTTTTCCTTCATTCTCAACACAGATAACCTTTGGCCTAGCTATCAGGCCATCAAGCACTATGTAGTCCAGCCCTTCTATATCAATACACAATAAATGAGGTGTCCCTAAACTTTTAAATATGCTATCAAGCAGCACAACAGGAATCTCTTTTACTTCTCGAATCTTAAACTCAGGGTACTCAGCTACAAATTTATCAACTGTTGCCTTATCAAAACTGTTCCTACCTGAGTGATCATCTATCATGTAGAACGGGGTCATCCCGCCAATAAAACTTACCCCAACATTAAGAACATGGTCCTCTGGTCTAGCCTCTTCAAAAGCCTTGATATGATTAGGGTTAGCCTCGATACAGACACCTCTCCAGCCACGCTCATAGAGAAGGGCAGTATTGCTAATGTTGTAGGGATGATGCGCCCCAACATCGAAGTACCTACCTTTCTTAATACCCAGCTTAGCAAATACATTCAGTAGGATTAAGTCTTCCCCGAACTGAGAGTAGGTCTTATCACCGAATGCCTGATCAGGATGACTCATAGTTCTTCCATCACAGTCTCGCTCATGCGTCCAGTAATCCGATCATAGTAGAGACCACAGGCAGGGCCAGTCAATCCACTGAATCTGTTCTTCAGAACCCGCACCCGCGTTGTATGCCTCTCCTTAAGATCCTCAGCCTGTCCGTTACGCTCCAGACCAAGCACCATGTCCGACAACTGACCAATCGATCCTGAGCCTCGTAGAGCAGACAGAGAGGTACTTGCGCCTTCCTCATGTCCCTTACCATCAGGCCGCTTCAAGTGAGAGACGCAGAACAGTGCTATGCCAGTCTCCTGAACCACCATTCGCAGCTTGGTCATAATCTCGTCTAGGGCTTTTCGCTCGTCACCGTTCTCTTGTGCAGATACCACGATACTTACGTGATCAAGAAAAATATACTTGCAATCAAGAGCCTTAGCCATGAAACGAACCCGTGTGATAATGTTGTCGACTGCAGTAGAGCCAAAGTGATCAAAAAGATACACACGACCAGTACCCAGTGTAGCGTCAAAAGAATCTCGTAGTTCTTCATTAGTAACCTCGATATCAGGTAGGTGCAGTGGCTTGTTAGCGTGTAGACTCATCAGGCTCTTGGCAGTGCGCTTGACAGACTCTTCCAAGAACAGCAGACCAATGTTATCCTGAGTGTTATTAATGATATGGTACACAATCTCGCGCAGAAACTGAGACTTACCCAATCCCGAGCCAGCAGTTATAGTCACCATCTCGCCAGTCCTGATGCCGTAGGTTAGGTCATTTAACCCACCAAAGGGGTAGTTTACGTCAGACTTTTCCACTGGTTGATTCACCAAATCCCACAATCCTGAACCATCGATGATTCCATCAGGTGTGAACCGCTCAGCCCTCCACCACAGGTCTACGAAGTCTTTTTCCTTGTTCTCTTGCGCGTACTCACAGGAGTCTTTAATACCTGTGCGTCCTTTAAATATCTTGGCTTTAGTTCCAAGGATTTCAGCCACTGCATTAGCCGCTCCTCTACCCGCATCATCGTTGTCAAAACAAATGACGATGTTCTCGAAGGAGTCGAGCCACTCGTAATTCGCTTTAATATCTTGGACTGCGTTGCCTGCACCGTTCCTAACAGAAACCACAGGGTACTTAGAACCCAGCATCTGATACGCTGCCGCAGCGTCAAACTCCCCTTCCGTGATAGTAACATACTTGCCTCCCTTGTTAAACAACTGCTGACCGAACAGTCCACCCTTGTTCCAGTCACCCTCGATGCTGAATCGCTTGTCTTCCATGTTCCTACGCTTGAAAGCCACCAGCGTCTCTTCCTCGTTGTAGTAGGGAAAGTAGTAGTAGCCATCCTTGTTACCGATGCCATAGGTTTGACAGGTAGACCTAGTTAAATTACGGTCTAACACCTGCTCGTATGACAGATCATGAATGTTAGTCACTTTAGTATTCACCTTAGTTAGTTTCTGCACTGGTTCCTCTGAGTTAGGATTACGTCTTGCCTTACCACAACTAAAGCACCTGCTGCCCCATGAATAATAGGTCAGTGCGTCACTACTCCCACAGTCAGGACAAGGTTGGTGTGCCTTTAACTGTTCAGCCACTTATAACTCCTTTCATCTTTTCTTTGTGCATTAATTGTATCACATCTGCCATCACTTTTGCAACCCCCTGATCCAAGGACAGGCGAGCCATAGCAGACACAGTGAACCAGTAGTGAGCTTCTTCACCTGTTTCAGCAATAAATCTTTGTTCTTCGTCATTCATATTAAATAGTCCTTTAAATAGTTAATACTTTATTAAAGATAATAATAATAAGTTACTATTTAGTCTTACTACTTAGATACTAAATAGAATTATAGCACGCTTAAAAGTCTTTGTCAACATCTAGTCCACAATGAGAATCGTTCTCATCTGCTGTGTCCTCTTCATGAGCTAAATCGTTTCTTTCAAGCACAGTAATTTGATCCGCAACACTACCAAAACACCAGTTACACAGGTCTATAAATGCTTCTGTACTGGCGTACTTGCGTGTGGCTTCAAAGTCTGTTAGTGCGGCATTGCAGCTTAGGCATCTCATTTTCCGTCATCTCCATAAAGTTTGTTTAGTCTGTCCCTACATTCTACCATGATTCTGTCCTTCTCAGGGTCAGGTACTAGCGACCAGTCTAGGATCTCGTCTAAGCGCCTCCCACACCCGTAGCATATACCCCACCCCTCGACCACCTGACAGATGCCCACACAGGGCGTTTTAGGGCTTCCTAGAGGCATTATTTTTCCTCTCGTTGATCAGTTCAAAGTTTAACTTGGTGAGTAACTCGTCAGTGTTCCTGAGTTCCTCCTCTAGTCTCTCTGTCCTAGCCCGGAGCATAAAGTTCTCACGCTCGAGTTCTGAGATATCGTTCATGTACTGATCCACCAATTCTACCTCATACGGCACACCTGATACTCTAACCATTTAATCCTCCCCATTGTTCTGCCATTGCGTTTGCGATACCTACATACGTTTCACTACGAATCTTCCAGCGGTCTTCCGAAGGACCTAAACGATTCTGACCGCTATTAGTCTGATTACCCCACCTTGCCTTTCCGTTTACCATTCTAGGTTCCACAATCTGTGTTGGTTTGAGTAACGGCAACTCCTTTAACCACAAACAAGTTTTCTTACTTGCGTCATGACCAAACTGCCACGGGTTAATGATTTGATCTGGTTTGCGGATTCTACTCGAAATAACACTAACTGGGTTTTCTAAGGCAATTCGTTTTATAGGAGCACCTAATAATAACCTAACAAAACTTAGAGCATCCTCAGTTAGCTGTGGGTCACGTAAGCCCCTACTAGTCCAGTGCATCCCGCTAACGGACAGGTAAGTACAGGGAGGATGTGCAATCATCAGATCCCAACCGTCCTTAATAATATCCTGCACATCGCCTTGGTAATGAGGCCCAAATTTATCAGTAGGTAGTAAATCGCAGGACACAGCCTCGTGCCCTTTTGCAATAAAAGCATCCCTAACTGTGCCTGAGTATTCACAAGCTACTAAAACCTTCATTTCTTGTCCTCCCAATATGACCGAAGAAAACCGAAGATAACAACAAATAACATCAATAACAAGAAGTTAGTCATTTTAAGGCTGCGAGTGTAAGCCCTACATTTCCTATCGCATAGCCAATAAAAGCTATTCCTAGACCAGTCTGTCCCTTGATTAAGAGATCAACAGATACTATTAAATATACAACACCTATGACAGCGATTAACCATGCAGACATTTTACCCCCCCCTCTTTTTTTCACAGCAGCTACAACTGTTTCCAGACACGAGTTATTGTAACGAGCATTGTAGCACGAAAAAGACTACCACAACAAGCAACCCAGTAAACCAGTCAAGAATAATATTCATGTTTTTTACACATCCTTTCCAGAGAGCATATATCAAAATTTGAAAAATTCAAATCCTTGGGAAAAAAATCGGGAAACTCCTTACTTAGCTTAAATTTTGTTGCGTAAAAACCACGCCTGGGGCCCGGTCTGTCCCTGTTTCCCTGGCGTTAGTGGGTACTCACTTCGGTTTTGTTTGTAAGCACTCACTTCGATTTTTGAATAGTGTGCGCTCACTTTCCTATATGATCGAGCTTTTTTAATACCTGAGATCCACAGCATGACTTCCCCTTTTCTGAAAATGCCCGGAAACGGGCTTAAAACGATCCATACGGGCTTGTAATTCTTTCCCCATACCCTGGGGGGTTAGGTAGTGAATAGAAACCCGCCAAAAGCCCTAAAAATTAGCATATGCTCGCCGCATTTTAGGTGTAAGTACTTACTAACCAAAACAGTACCAAAAAAACCCGCTACAACGGGCTTTTCTGGTAGTGCTTAGGGAGAGCTTAGGTTAACTGCCAGAATCCCTTGGATTCGATAATAAGAGGCTCAGAATCGGGATCCTCTAACGATCTAAGAATAACGCAATCTCCCTGCAGTCCGATCAGCTCGAAATACTCTGGGGGAAAATTAAGATCATCCAGACAGACCCCTATTGATTGATTAGTAATCGTCATATTAAAACCTTTCGTATTCAGATTCGATTTCAAGAAATGGGAAATACTTTGTCGCTGTTTCTGGATCTTCGACAGCCTTAACAAAGTCACTCTCTGGAATGTTGTGATGAGCTAACAAATCCGCAATATCTAGAAAAGACCCGATGCCATAGATCTTCGCAAAACCATCTACCGAATGTAGAGATATGTTTCCTGCATCTCGATAACCCATATCAAGAAAATCATCCAAATACGCCTCAACCAGATAATCGGTGTCCGCCGTCTTAATCGAACCTTGATAGTAGGATTTCCCGTAATCCGAATAATAACCATCTGCCCAATAATTATTGACTGGCTTTAGAGGCCTTAAAACGGGCTTTTCTAACGCCTGGGCGGCGGCAAGCTCTGGATCATCTATAAAAGCATTAGAAACAGTATCAGACACACTCCACGCATATTCATTGGATAACCATAAGCCAGCCCAATAAACTCCCTCTGATTTATTGATTGTTACAGTCTTGCCCGAATCATCCATCAAAGCGAATTTATTCCCGTTACCGATATGCTTAGAAACGATTTCCGCAAAAGACGGGTGAAATAGAAATGCGGGATTATCTTTTAACATTGGGCGCAAGAAATCGACAATATAGTGCCAAGTATCAGATTTTTTCGGGTCTTTTGCATTTCCCGTACTCAAGATCCCGTTATGCATCATCCAGACATTAAGACCATGCTCAGACCGATTTAAAACCTCATAGGGATGACAATTCCCAAGATCGATCTCGCCGTGTGTCCGCATTCTAAGGTGATATGCGCAGTCTTTCCCTTGGATATGGGAACGATAAAAGCTAATAAACTCGTCGGCATTTTTCGGGAGAGCTTTTTCAATGACTAGCATCCCTTTTTCTGAATACATAACGCCAACGCCATCCGAATTGTAAGAATAGAAATCGGCCAGACGATCATCTGATAAGGCCGGGCTGTTTTGATTCTGGGTTACTAATAAGCACATGGTTAGATCTCCATTAAAGTTAAGCTGTTTTTTTATTGGGAACAAATACATTAAAACCTTTTTGTTCCAAATACGATCTGAGATGGATCGAATCTGATCGATTTTCTGGCTTATTGATAAATTCCAGAAATTTCTCGATGGTAAGGTCTTTAATACTTGCGTTTCTGGTGAAATGCCACGATAGAAACGAAAATTCCAAACAAGCCTGAATCGTTTCGTAGCGTAGAGTGCCCTTGAATAATCTGAATTCAATGGTATTTGGATTCTGAAAATTCAACGCCTCATAACGATCCGCATTAAGGTTATTTAACGGGTTTCTGGTTTCTCTCGCATTTTTGAGCCAGACGATATTGTCTTTTTTGTTTTTTATCTTCGCATAACCTGATTCTGTCCTGCGAGCTAGGGCTTTTATCAATGAGTGATTTTTCTCATCATTAATAAATAAAATCAATTTTGCGCCGTGGTATAGGGTCATGTCACTTTTGCAGATATGCACATGAAGACCGCAAGTACTTGTGTTATGAGATCTCACGCCAGACCATTGATTCTTGAAAAATTCTAATTGTTTTCGATGCACATCTAAGCCCGTAAAACCCGTCACAATCTCAAAACCATAATCCAGAGAGCCATCCCGTTCTAATTGGCAATAGCGATGGTCTAACCCTTTTTTATCGGTATGGCATTGGATTGCATCGATCACTTCTTTAGCTTTACTTTCCCGCTCATGTCTTTCATTGATCTCCACCTCAAGCTCTAACCCGATCAATACTTTGGGCTTTCGCTTGTCATAATCTGATGGGATATGTCTGGGGTTCGATGAGTGATATTCGCCAATAATCGAATCGTCACCATCATCATCGCAATAATCGTCATGATTCTCATAGTCTGAATTTCTGACATAAGTATCGTTTCTCTCAGACCATTGATAATCGGAATCGATACAAGACAGACAGATCGGCGTGTCTTGATAAGCCCATCTAATGTCACTCCCATCGGAGTGCATAATTTCGCCGCAATCTTCACAGCTAAAGAAACGATCATTAAAAGCATTATTCAAAACATCCGCAAAATCCCCCATATTCCTGAATCGTCTAAAGACTGAATCATTTACGAGCTCTAAGGCCTCATCGATGTCATTATCTCGAATCGCATTCCCTAGTTTCTGGCCTAAGACCTTACCCCTACGCCGCATTTCAAGAAAATTACCGCCATGAGCCCAATTTCTACCGATCCGACGGCGTGGAGCCAGACGATCCCTAATCCATGTCTGGAGCGCAGATCTACGATCTTCGGGTCTTATAAATACCGCATTACTCAAAAGCTCTACGAGTGATCTCTGATGTAATAAGGACATAATTATTTCTCCGATCTATTTAAGGGTTAAAGGGTTCATGACTAAGACAATTACAGCGACAGCTAAAGCACACACTAACAATTCCAATACTAACATTATCAATTCTCCCAAAAGTTAAAGAAATACAGCATCAAAACCTATGCAAGAATCATTCCAGAATCAGACACAATCCCTAAGTGATTGATTTATAACGATATTATTTTCTAATTAAGAATCGTTCTCATCTATTTATCTGTCCCTGTTCCCAATATCGGTGCATAATCGCACCACAATAGAGAATTCTTGCCCTAATCTGGTGCATCTATCCCAGAGCTTTATATGGTTCCTGATAGCTTCTTACTTATCCTACCCAGGTTTCAATAGCTCTACCCTATTGGCACAGCCCTTGCCTTAGCAAGAATCATGCCATATTGCACTGCACATATTGCACCACAGCATCTGCATATGCAAATATGTGGATAAACGCATACGGGGGGAGGGGCTATGCCGCTGCCTGTAAAGTGCCGGACCCTACAACACACAAGAGAAGGCAAAATAGGAATTAAATAGCTGAAAACCTGGTTAAATAGTATGAAATAGGGCTGGATTACCACTACAGAAATGCCCTTATAAATCAATGACTTAGGTTTGTGCAGACCGCCCAAGTCGTTTAAGAAGAAAAAGGACAGGTTGACCAGTGCTCTCTAAGCCCTAAAGAGGGACGGAACAGTAGAAATAACTTGACAAATCTCTAAAAATATGCTATAATAAGAGTGTAGTAAAAAAACAACAAGAACTAACTATATAGATCTGAGCAGTTGATCGCTTAAGAAGTGAATTGAAGTTAACAGATGTCTAATAATAATTATTATTAATATTCACTTTTAGTCTCTGATTAGTAGTTATATCTACTACATACTAAAACAAACGATGTAAAACTATATAGAGGAGAATTTAGTGTCAAACACTGAACCTCTGTCTGAAACGAAGTTGCCCCCTAGAAAGCGTGGCAGACCCCGTAAGGCAGACATTGAAGCCAAGAAGAGTCGTAACGCTGTAGGAAGACCTCCCGGAGAGGCCGCTAGGATAAAAGAATTCTATGCTCGTTTACTGTCCACCAGTGGCGAGAAAGTAATTGAGACTGTCCTTCGTAAAGCGATGGATGATGGTGATAAGGATCAGGTGGCCTGTCTTAAGATGTGTATCGATAGGCTCTTGCCCCTAAGTCACTTTGAAAAGCAGGGACAGGGTAGGTCTAACGCAATACAGGTACAGATTGTTACCACTGGTACACCCCAGATAGCTGCTAGAGAAACTGAGCAGATTGACTATGAAGTGATAGACGTAGAGGACTCCGATGGCAAACCTTAGAGTCGAACTACATCCTAAACAGACGGAAGTATTTAATGATAATCACCGTTTTAAAGTGGTTGCTGCAGGACGAAGATTTGGAAAGTCTCGTCTCGCTGCTTGGACCCTCATCATTGAGGCACTAAAATCTAAAGAGAAGGATGTCTTCTATGTTGCTCCAACTTTTCAGCAAGCTAAAGACATTATGTGGACGGTTCTTAAGGAACTTGGACATGAAGTTATCAAAACTGTCCACGAGAATACGGCGGTAATAACTTTAGTAAACGATAGGAAGATCTACCTCAAGGGATCTGATCGCCCTGATACTATGCGTGGTGTTGGTCTTGCTTACGTTGTAGTAGACGAGTATGCGGACATGAAGCCGCAAGTGTTTGAGCAGATCCTTAGACCAGCACTGTCAGATGTAAAGGGTGGAGCACTGTTCATTGGAACCCCAAAGGGCAGGAACCACTTCTACGAGTTGTACCAGATGGCCCAAAAGGAAGAAGATGAAGATTGGTCCTCGTTTCACTTTACTTCTTTTGATAACCCTCTACTCGATCCTAAAGAGATTGAGGCTGCAAAGAAGTCAATGTCTTCCTTCAGTTTTAGACAGGAATACCTTGCTAGTTTCGAAGCCGCCTCCTCAGAACTCTTCAAGGATGAGTGGATACACTATGTTGACAGTGATGATGTTCCTGACGATGGGCAGTACTATATTGCTGTGGACTTGGCTGGTTTTGAAGATGTAAGCAAACAGGCTAGTAACAAAAAGAAGCATCTAGATGAATCTGCAATAGCTGTGGTTAAGGTTACTCTAGATGGATGGTTTGTAGATACTATAGTGTTCGGACGATGGGATATCAAAGAAACCGCCAACAAAATATTAGAAACAGCAAGAAGTTACGATGTGCGGCTAGTAGGTATAGAGCGGGGAATGGCACGGAACGCCGTACTCCCGTACCTACAAGACTTGATGAAGAAGAAGTCGTTTTTCATCTCAGTGACAGAACTGACACATGGCAACAAGAAGAAGACGGACCGCATAGTATGGGCTTTACAGGGACGCTTCGAGCATGGAAGGATTAAGCTAGTTAGAGGCGAGTGGACTAAGCAGTTTGTGGATCAGCTCCTTAACTTCCCTAACAGCGCGGTACATGATGACCTAATTGATGCCTTGGCTTACATCGATCAGATTGGCATCACAGAGTTTACTGACATGATTGAAGATGACGAGTACGAACCCTTAGACACAGTATCAGGATACTAGGAGCAAGCATGGATTACGAAATGATGAAAGAACAAGAAGAGATGGTTCCGCTTAACTGGGACTCTCTGATCACTAATGAAGGCGTATTCGAGGCTATCAAGGAAGAGTTAGATGCTCTGTCCCCCTATTGCATGATGAAGATTATCACTGCAGCTAAGGGAGAGGGTCTCAAAGACGCTCAAATCTTTAAGCCTATGACTAAGGAAGTAGAAGTCGAATACGAAGAACTAGAAGAAACAGACCCTTTCGGTGACACCACTAAGGACTAAACATGGCTGATTTTAAAGAAGACCCAGTATCTGAATCAGATAAAGAGCTAGTGGCCTTTATTATTGATCATTGTGATCGGTGGAAAGAACACCGTGATAACAACTATCAGGCTAAGTGGGATGAGTACGAGCGCCTCTACTATGGTGTATGGTCTGACGAGGACAAGACTCGTGACTCAGAGCGCAGTAGGCTTGTGTCCCCAGCTATCCGTCAGGCAGTGGAGAACAAAACCTCAGAGATCATTGAGGCCACCACAGGACGTGGTGAGTTCTTTGAGTTAGAAGACGATGCTGCTGACCAAGAAGAGATGGACATCGAGATGGTAAAGACCCAGCTTCACGATGACCTAAAGAAAGACAAGGTAGATAAGGTCTGGGCAGAAGTTAACCGTAACGCTGAAGTCTTTGGCCTTGGTGTAGCTGAGATTCAAATTAAATCTACGGTTGAGTTACAGCCAGCAATGCAGCCACTGCCTAACGGACAAGCTGCCGCTATTGGAGTCATGGAAGTAGATCGTGTATCTGTTCCAGTTAAGTCGGTGCATCCTCGTAACTTTGTTTGGGACCCTAACTCTGAGACAGTTGATGATAGCCTTGGCGTAGCTGTTGAAGAGTACACTAGCCTCTTTAAAGTAGTTAAAGGGATTGAAGATGGGATCTATCGAAAGGTTAATATTGGTCCTGAGTTTAGTGATGCTGATCTCATCCCAAATCAACTGGACTCACTCTACCAAGAAGATAAGGTACGAGTACTTCGCTACTACGGATTAGTTCCCCGTGAGTACCTAGAGGATCTAGAGAACGAAGGTGGTGAGGTAGCTGATCTGTTTCCTGAAGACAGCGCAGCAGACCAATACGCAGACATGGTGGAAGCTGTAGTTGTTATCGCTAACAACCAGTACCTGCTCAAGGCAGAAGCCAACCCATACATGATGAAAGACCGTCCTATTGTGACCTATGTACCTGAGAAGGTATCAGGTAGGTTAGTAGGTATGGGAACCGTGCAAAAGGGCTACAATATGCAAAAAGCTATTGATGCCCAGCTCCGTAGTCATCTGGACTCTTTAGCACTGACTACGGCCCCTATGATGGCAGCGGATGCTACAAGGCTACCCCGTGGTGTGTCTTATAAGGTTCAGCCCGGAAAGACTCTTCTTACTAACGGTAATCCTAACGAGATACTCTTCCCATTTAAGTTTGGATCTACTGACGCTGGTAACATCCAGACTGCCCAGCAGTTTGAGGTTATGCTACTTCAGGCTACAGGAACCCTAGATAGTCAGGCGATGACCCGCTCTGTGGCCCAAGGAGAGGCTGGTGGGGCTTCTATGTCCCTTGCTATGTCTTCTATCATTAAGAAGAACAAGCAAGCACTCATGAACTTCCAAGATGACTTCTTGATCCCTATGATTAAGAAGGTGGCCTATCGCTATATGCAGTTTGATCCAGAGCGATACCCATCTAGGGACTTCAGATTCACCCCCGCCTCTACCCTTGGCATGGTAGCTAGGGAGTATGAGCAGCAACAGTTCATTGGACTACTCCAAACCCTTGGTCCTGACAGCCCTGTACTACCCCTGGTCTTAAAAGGCATCATCAAAGGCTCCAGTCTGTCCAATAAGGAAGAGCTTGCAGCAGCCCTAGACCAGATGAACCAGCCAGACCCAGCCCAACAGCAGATGGTAATGGCCCAACAGGAGGCTCAAATCGGGCTTCTACAGGCTCAGATCGCTGAACTGCAGGGTAGAGCACAGGAAAGCCAAGCAAACGCTCAGGAGAGCCTTGCAAAGGCCCAGAAAACCAGTGTTGAGACCCAGCTTATGCCTGAAAAGATGCGGATTGACGTAATTCAGGCTTCTTCTAGCAACCTTTCCAACGAGACTACGGATGATTTTGAGCGCAGGATCAAGCTTGCCAACGTAATCCTGAAGGAACGGGAGCTTAAAACCAAGGAAAACATCGTAGAAGCACAAATGAACAAAAAAGTACAGTAAACACTTGACTTTTTAGTAAAAGTGTGGTATAATTAATACACTGTTGTAGAAATACAACACAGTCCTATTTAGGAGAAACTGTGGATAAAGACATTCAAGAATACTATGAGGCTAGGTTTGACATGATGGCCTCAAAAGGATGGAAAGATCTGATTGAAGACAGCCAGAAAATGCTGGATGCCTACAACAAGATCGAAAGATTGACGGGTGTTGAGGACTTACACTACGCCAAAGGACAGTTAGATATCCTAAACTGGGTAATAAACCTTAAGCAAACTTCGGAAGAAGCCTATAGGGAGTTAACAGATGAAACGGATATTTGAGTTCAGGTGC